CTTAATACCGATCCTAATCCATTTGCTTGGGATCTTAACATAAAACAGGAGGCAGAAAAAGTATGGCAAAAATATCAGTAAATAAAACAGAAGATATAATGTTTAAATTATCTCAAAAGTTTCCAGAGAAAGATATTCAATGGAGAGTTCAAAGAATGAAAGGAGATGGAACATCAGCGATGGTTCTAGCTTATATAAATGCTCGTCAAGTTCAAGATAGACTTAATGAAGTGATGGGTTCTAATTGGCAATGCAAACATGAAGTGTTTGGTTCTAAAACTATTTGTCATTTAGGTTTATTCTTAGATGATAAATGGGTATGGCGATCTGATGGTGCAGGAGATACACAAGTTGAAGCTGATAAGGGTGCTATTTCAGATTCATTAAAAAGAGCCGCAGTATCATTTGGTATTGGCAGACATCTTTATGATTTTCCTAGTAATATTTGGGTTAAAATTAAAACTAAAAAATCTGCTAATGGTAAATCTTATTTTGATGGATTTTTAGAAGACCCTTGGGATATTGTTAGAAGAAAAATGAGTGATTTTAGCTAATGACACATATACCTAAAATAGTTGTAAATAACAAAAAATCTGAAACTCAAAAAAAACTTGATAACTATGGTATTAGATGTGAACTTTATGGTCAAAGAAATGCTTTAATTAATCAACAAACTGATCTTTGGATAAAAATAGAAGAAGTTAATAAAAAAATATTAGTATTAGAACCAAAAAAGAAAAAGAGGTACTCGTCAGATTCTAATGTTATTTAAATGCCTATTAGCTATCTTGAATTTAAACTAAATAAGGAGATTGCGTATGAAGACACTTTTGAAAATGATAAAAAAATTCGTGAACAATATGACGAATACATCAAACAAACAAAAAGAGAGGAGGAAAAAATGTTAGAAAAAGATATATACTTTAATGTTTATGTTAATAATAGTGAAAATCCAAAAGCACCAACACATAGTTGGAATGGTTTTACTGTTAAAGAAGATATAGTCATTAAAGCTGGAACTAAAGTTGATGTGGTATTTTGGGGTAATTCTCAAAGAGATGGAAACCCTAATCCACACATGAAAATATCTAACCATGTACCAAGAGAAAATAAGGGTGGTGCACAAATTAATGATATTAACTACCCTACAAAAGCACAAGTTCAAGCTGATAATTTTCTTGACGACGAAATGCCAGAATAGTATGTTTTATATGGGGAAACCTTTTATTAAATTAGAAAACAAATATATGTTGTATGCGAACACTTTGTTGGTTTCCCTAAAAGCTAAACTGGTGGTTGTGATTAAATACTTGATAAAACTGTGGAAATATGATAATAACGAGTTTATCAATTCTCTTGAATGGGAGAGTGATAAAAAAGTTGAACTCTTTATATCAGAGGTTTCAAAAAGTTTGCCGAGTGGTATAAGGGCAACCATAGAGGAAATATGTTGAACGAGGAAATGCGAAAGCTCGTTGGTACTTTGGACAAAACTCATAAAGAATTTGTTTCAAAGGTTGTTTCAAGTGGTGGTATTAATCTTGAAGCAAGTAAGTTGGGTAGAGAATACAAAGATATCCAGCGAGAAATGATTATAGTTGATATAGTACAAGAAAAGAAAAAGTATTAACTGTAATTAGAAAAGATTAGAGAATATTAGAAACTATTAATAGTTGATTAAGAAAGCTGTACTCTAATTTAAAGATAACTAAAAAAAAGGAGATAAGATGAATAACCCCAAGACATTTGTATTAGATAGTGACCAAACATTTTTAAATTTAGAAAAGTTGGCTAATGAAAAAGCTGAAAAACTTTTTAGATTTAGAAAATTAGAAAAGTATGAAAAAGTATGTTTAGCTAAATTAAAATCAGAAATAAAATTTAATCACGATAAAATTAGTAATGTTGATTTAACTGATGAAGCATATAGACATAAGACATATAGAGATTGGTTAGATAAATATTGCGAAGCTGAAAAAGATTATAACTTATGTAGAGATAAGTATAATAATTTTATAGCTTTAAAAGATATGAGAATTACAGAGGAAAGTTCTGCAAGGTACTTAATTAATAAAAAGATATAGTGCGTTATATATTTTTGGTTTTATTTGTTTTTTTAGTTTCTTGTAAAAGTTTTGAGTTTGATCCCAAAACAAGTATAATTAAAAAAATACTAACAACTAAAAAAAAATAATGACTATTGAAGATGGATTAGGAATGTTGCTTATGGGAGTGATTTGCATTTTTATAGCTACAATTATTGCCTATTACATAATTAACCGAAATGATGATTAAATAACTAGCTAATAGCAACTAATAATAACTATTTACTTTTATTAATTTTTGATATATCATCAATATAATTAATAACTAAACAAGGAGTAAATATGTTTAATAAACTAAATAATAACAAAGTAATATATCCTAGATGTAAAACTGTTTGGAGATATTATATTGGTCAAATAAGAAAAGCTAAAATATATGGTCATTGGTTTAAGGGTAAAGATTTTTATATTTTAGAAGATCGTTCAATAATAAATGTGGGAAAAACCAAACATCAAAAAGTCTGGTGTAAAACTTTACCTAATCATTATGATAAGGATAAAAACTTTCTTTGTGAGATAGCAATTAATTTTCGTAAAGAAAAATTAAAAAAAGCTATTCTTGAACATGAAGAATGGATTAAAACTGTTCCTGAAAGAATAAAGCATAGACAGGAAAGAATTGATGCAATAAAAAAAGCAATTAATTTAGTTAGTATAGATCAATTTGATTGGAAAGATTATCGCATTAAAGAACAATTAAATGGTAATATTAAAGTTAAATCTATTGATATAGAAAATGTCGTAGATAAAAAAACTTTTATGTCATTATAAACAAAAAAACCCCACCGATTTATAAGGGTCGGTGGGGAGATGACTAATTAACCAAAGTTTCTAATGAAAAAAACAACTTAATCTATCATATTTTTTTAAAAAATGCAATCGTGTAATATGTTCCAAAGATTAGGGTTTTGTTTAAATATCCTAGTATAACCATCGCCAACTGCCTTTGCGATAGGTTCTTCCCCCCTCTGATTCACATCTATATTTTCGTTATAACAAATCACATGAAATAATTCGTGTAAGATAGTATTAAACAATCTTTCGTGTTTCATATTCTGATCAAAATAAAGCATCTGTTTATTAGGATCATATAACCCATAACAATCATCTAAATTTTTATAAGTAATTTTAATTTTTTTTTTTCTATACTTTATAAATTTTAAATCAGGATTAACTAAATTCATTTTACATATCTATTTATAATAGCATTGGTTAAATCTTTAATAAGTTTTAATGCTTCAGGAAATGTTAATGATTTAGTCACATCATAACCTAACTCGTCACCAACTTTTAAAAGTATATCTCCACTATGTGATTTACCAACTATTGCGTATGGGTCTTGATCTTTTAATCTAATATCTTCTCTATCAAAACATTCGTCTTCAACTTCGTTTTCTATATCTCTATAAATATCATTTAGACTTTTTTCCGCCATATTCTCTCTCCAAAGTTTCCATAGAAATATTATTTACTTCTTGTATATGATTATCCCAAATTTTTAATTCGCATATTTGATATGTCCAACCAGTAAGACTGTGTTTAGCATAACTCTCAATATGATTATGTGGCATAGCACAACCAACATTTATAATTCTTGTAAAATCATTTTTGATAGGACTAATTTTTGAAACTCTATTATCTTGTGCTCTATGACTATGACCGAATACAATATCAATTTTTGATTTGTTTGCTACTTGTCTTTCACTAGCTTCGCCACCATATTCTTTACCCATAGGATTAATTGGTGCATGAATAAAACCTACACCACCTAACATTAAATATTTTCCATAAGGTATAACTTGCCAATCATACTTTTTACAATTACCAAAAAATTCTTTTTGACACATACCATAAAAAGTTGGATTAGAATCTTCTTTACGAAACATTCTTTTTTCGTGATTACCTAATGTTAAATATTTTTTAACTTTATAATCTTTTAAATGATATTGAAATTCTTCCATCGCAGAATCCATTGATTCCATATCTTTCATAAAAATAGGTTTATCAATTTTAGCAGTATAGGTATCATCACGAATATAATGAGTGCAACTATCTAAAGTCACAAAGTCGCCTATTTGAACTACTGCGTCAGGTTTAATTTTTCTAATGTGTTTAGCAAACCAACCGAATCTACTTTTATCAGGAATCTCAGGACTATCGTGTGTATCTCCGATAACTAAAATTTTTAAAATTTTGTTCGCCATACAATTATTAGTAGCATAAAAAACCTATGGTTGCAAATCAGATGGTATCAGTAGGATTGCAACTAAATTTAATGTATATATTGTGTTTATTTATATCTTCTCTACCTATTTGAATCGTTTTATTTATTGATTCTTGATAACCAGTCATCATACAATCATACGCATCATCAAATTGAGTAGGATAATTTAATGGTGGAATACAAGTATTAGATTCAAACGAGCATATAACCAAAACTAATGCCCATTTTGTCATTCCTATTTACCTTTAGGACTGCCATTTCTAAATATTTGTGTACCTTTTATACCAAAAATACTTGCAACTACTGTAATCCATAAAGTTTGAAACCATACTGGCAAATTACCAAAGTGATGAAAAAATAATTCTATCTTTTGCATCATAGCTGGATCGTCACTAAAGACTGCCCATGCGAGTACAATTATTGGGGCTGAAAGTATTATAAGAACAAATTCATCTTTGTAATCTTTATCTCTGCTTTCTAAAAGTTTGCCTTGGTATTCAATATCTCCACGAGCCATTTTTTCTGCTGTATATAATGCGGCTTGTGACATAGCTTCTTTTTGTTTTTGTTTATTTGAATATACATTAGCACCAGTTTTAAGTGCCATTTTTGCTAAACTAAACCACATTATGAACCAACCACTTTGCCATCTTTCCATTCCATATCAGGAAGTCCATTTTCATATTTATTCCCATCAAATGTTAAGACTTGTTTTCTATTATTACCTTTTTCATTATAACTTACATGGATCCAACCACCTGCTGGATCTTCAGGATTATAATATTCCAAGATACATTGATCAAAATCTACATTATTAACTAACCAATATGCTACCTTTATATTAGGAAAACCAGCTATCTCAAAATCGACTGCTTGTCCTTTAGCATGTTGTGATGTTTTTTTTGAACCGATAGCTTCACATAATTCTTCTGAACGATAGCCAGATGTTATTGTGATTGGAGCATCAAACTTTGCTCGGACTGGTTCAAGTATTTCATAACATAAATCGCCTAAACTTTTTACTTCTCCACTACTTGCTTTATTCTTAATTCCTTTTCTTGTTGCTGTTTGAGATTTTTCCATCTCCTCCAGTGTAAAATGCTTACTTAATTGCATAATTATATCCTCCCAAATAATTCAATAATTATTGTTCCCATACCTAATACAACCATTCCGATCATACCAAGTACAACTTTTTCTAATCTACACATTTGCAGTTTTAAACTATGTATTTTTTTATTAGTTTCATTCTGCATTATTCTGCATAGTTTTTCATGGTCGTCAATCCTCTGATGAGCATTGCTTGATGAATAACTTTTTATAATTTTTTTTTTAGGCATTATCTACCACCACCTTTGTATCTTGTTAATTTTTTGTTTCTTTTTTCAGACTTATTTTGACTTTTTTTGTGGACACCTTTCCTCTTTTTAGGTTTATCCCTTTCCACGAAAGACTTGAATTTTTTTGCCATATAATTACTCCTACCCCAATATACCTATTTAACCTTTAACCCCTCTGTACGAGGCTCTATGAGGCTAGAATTGGCATTCTTTTCGACTATTTAAGTGTTTTTTCTAAATAAAGGATAAAATCCATTGACTCCTCTTGTGCATCTTTTACCCAATCTTTAAAAGGTTTATTATTATCTGCCATAGTTTTGCCAAAGTTAGCCATACCCTCGTTATGTCGTTTGATATGTTTAGCTATTACTTTATTAACTATCGGATCAGATGTTATATTACCTTTTAAACATTCATCTAATTTAGATTTTAAAAATTTTGTTAAGTTATTTAATCTTTCTATTTCTGAATCTTTATCAATCATGTTTTCTTTTTATAATTGATGGTCTTGAATATGTTTTAATTCCTATATGTTTAAGTTCGCTAGTTAAATCTGTCCATATTTCGCCACCACATTGTTTCCATAACTGACAGAAATAATAATCTTCACTTAAATATCTTTTTGTATTATCTTTATCTTCTAAAATACCTTGACCTTGAATACCACAATCAAAGAAAGCATATTCTTTACTACCCTCTAATTCTCTTTCGCCATCTATCTTTGCTTTAACATCAGAAAGATATTCTATACTAGGATATTTTTCTATTATAGTTTCAAATACTTTTCTTTGAATACACATAAAGCCAGTACCAGCATAATCACAAACTTTATAACCATCTGTGTTATCATTAAAATTATACTTACCAACTTTAAAATTTAAACACCAACCTAAACTAGCATCTCCTTTTTGAATCTTATCTTCTTTTTTTATAGGATAAGACGCAGTGACTATCGGTTTATCTAAATTAATTACTCTTATAAAATCATCAGGACTAAAAACTATATCGGCATCTATAAAAAATAAATGAGTACAATCTGTTTTTAAAAATTGTGCTACTAATTTATTTCTTGCTCTTGTGACCAAGCTATCTCTTACCCACATCATACCGATAGCAATACCATTTCTAGCAAGTAAATCTCTTGTAGATATTATTGATGATATTGTTTCTAAATGTATTTTTGTGTCAAAACTAGGAATACAAATCAGTATAGATTTTTTAGGTTTATCCATAGTAAATTATACTATGGTTTTGTTGGAAATACAACTCCCTCTACTTCTTCAACAGTAGTTAAACCCTCTGTAATATCTCTTAAATCTTGTCGCCAAGTTTTAAAAGCACTTGATAAATTAGTTCCTTTTTCTTTAGCCATAATCACTTCCCAATCGCTATCTGCTAAAAGTTTATTTCTATCTTTTCTTAAATTTTTTAAAGATGTTTCAAATTCTACTAATGGTAATTTAGCTTCTATGTCAGCTTTGGAAATTGGTGTTGTTTCGTTTAACCAAGTTATATTATCTATATCATCATTATCAATCTTAAATTCAGCATTTGGATTAATTGATTTAATTGCTTTATCTAAACTCATTATAAAACTCCACTATCTATTTCCATTATTGTTAAAGTTGAAATTGGTCTTGCATCATAATCTCCATCAGTTGCATTATCTTCTTCATTTATTCTAATATTTGTAGAGCCATTTGATCTACAATAAATTTGATAATCTACTTGATTCGTTGTACTTGGAGCATCTAAAAAATTAAAACTGTTAGAAAAAACTTTCCAAGTTTGATCGCCTGTTGAAACTGTTTGAATAGGAAAAGTACATCTTGTGGCATTTCCATCTGCATTTCCTATTGCAGTTGCTAATTGCGAATATCCACCTGAATTTATTTGTCTATAAATTGAACCTTGACCATAAAGATTTCCACCTGAACCAAAACAAACTGTACCAAATATAAGTATTTTACTTGATGAACTTGATGGTGTTAAAGAAACTGTAAAACTACTAATAGCTGTAAATGAAGATGACGAAATAGTTTGTGTATCTAATTTATTTATTGTTTTAACTTGTAATATTCCACCACCACCAGCTTCTGCCCAAGTCAATCCACCTGTATTACCAGATTGTGCTGATAAAAAATATCCATTCGTTGGAGTATTACTAATTTTTAATTTTGATTCATCTACTTGTGCGTCAGCAATCATATCAGTTGCTACTTGAACTTCGCCTACTGTACCTGCACTTGCCGCACCCAAAACTCTGTTAGCCGCACTTGTGTCTTGCATTTTAGCATAAGTAATAGCATCATCAATTACAGAAGCAGTTGCTATTGAATTACTTGCCATCTTTGCAGATGTAATTGCACTTGAACCAATTTTTGCTGTTGTGACTGCACCATCTTGAACTGTTGTAATTAATCCTGTACCAAAGTGTAATACGAAATTACAAGTTGATGTGTTAGCTATTGCTACTCCAAAATCTATTGTTGAACCATTAACAGAAAAGTTATTTGCTTGAACAACACCATCTATTGAAACTAAAATATTTGCCGCACTAATAGGAACATAATTTGCTGAACCTTTTTGTAGAGTATAACTAGAAGCACCACTAAAAGTGATGTTATCTAAAACCTCTACATTGCTAATATTATCTGTTCCTCTACCTATATATGCCATAATAATTTCCTAATAAGATAAACTTACTCCATTTATTCTTGCTACTTTTGATCCATTTGCCTGATTAGCAAAAAAGATTTTATATTTAAGCTGTGTTCCTGCTGTGACTGATATATCATTTGTCACTGCTTGTAAAACACCTGTTGAAAAAGTACCTGCTGCTGTTAAAGGTGCGTTAGTAAAAGTTGAACCATTATTAGCACTTACTTGTAATATTATATCTGTGTTTAAAGTATTAGTTCCACTTGCATTAGTATAAGTGACAACACCTGAAATTTTATTTACAGAAGCATTTGAAGTTTGTGCAGTTGATTCATAATTTCCTGTTGCACTAACTGATTCAGTGCTATTAGGTGTAAAATTAGCTGAATATCTTGCAACATCAGAAAATCTAACTTCATCTAAATAACCATTCAAATATAGAACTCCATCTTGTCTATAACCAAAAGCCATTGTTCCTGAGTGATTATTTATAATACCATTTGGTGTAGTATTAGTAGTTAAAGATATATTTGTTCCATTTACAAAAATTTTAATAACTCCACTTGCTCTAGCAATAGCGACATGCGTCCAAGTATTTGCTACAAAAGAATAAGGTGCAATACAATTTACTGCTGTTGAACTTCCTTGTCTGCTAAAAAGTTCAACTTGTGAAGAATTATTATTAATATAAACATGATACCTGTTAGCGTCATTTTCTCTACCAGATATTATAGCATAATCTGTACCAAGAGCATTTAATCTAACCCAAAATTCCATAGTAAAATCGTTTGTTGCATAATTAAATTTTGCATTATCTGGATAAGCTAATGTATCACCACTACCATCAAAAGAAACAGAATAACCACCAAATTTACTTTGTGCTGAACTTCTAGTAGTATTTCCACCTAATGTTGGTGCACTAATATTTCCTGCACTATCAGTTAATCCTGTATCGTCCATATGAAGCAACATATCTGTACTTCCATCATCTGAAAAAGCACTACTTGAACCTGTGACACTAGACATATATTCTCCTGTTGCATTTCTAGCCACATTTGTCAAATTAGCGATAGCACTTGAATCTTGATACACATCAACATTTGAGTTAGTTAAATTATATTTTGCTGAATTATTATTTGTTGCTTGGTGTAAAGCTAAAGTAGAAATATCATTTACTAATTTATTATCATCAAAAGCTGGTTCAGTTTTAAAAGTTGAATCTCCATATAAAACTGTACTTGAACTAGCAGTACCACTTCCTAAATTTGCTGGAAGTATTGTTCCTGTAATTGATCTGTTTGTTGTTTTAATTATTGCCATATTTTATCTCGCTGTACATGGTACATTGTTTGAACCTACTAATGATTGACCTACTGCTATATATAAATATGCATCATCTGTACTATTTACAGCTCCATTTCCAGTTCTTGGTTTGAAACCATTAGATAATATATCAAAATAGAAATTACCTGTATCTTCAGCAGCAGTTGTATTAGCTACTAATGGTCTTGCTGCACCATTAAGATTAGCAGGATATGCTGCTGAATTAAAAATTTTCCAATCATTTGTTTCATTAGTTTTTTTAATCATAATCCAATCAGGTTTGAATCCTGTATAAACAAATGCTCCATTAGCATCACCTGTACCGATAAATTTTCCTATCTTTTGATAACCTACAACATCAGAAAAACAATAAGCAATATGTGGGTCACCACTACCATTTGTTCCTGTATCACTTCCTACACTAAAAACTTGATTAGTTGTTGCTGTACTATTAAAACTGGTTGCTCCACTTCCTGATGCGTTAGTAGTGTCTAAATACAATACATTATCCCAACCTATAAGACCAGTTCCCACTCTTATACTTTGAGTACCATTTGTTCGTTTAATTATAACTAAATTTGGAGCAGTTGACAAACCATGACCTACTGTAGCATTAGAACCTGTGCCTGTATATTGAACAATACTAAATCCAGATGTTGCACTTGCAGAAGTGTAAGTAGTATTTATAGAACCATTTGTGTTAGATGAACCTTGACCATTTGCTTTCCAGTTAAATGATGCGAACAACGCACTACCATCATTAACTGAACCTTCATTTTGTAAAGTAAATCCATCACTACCAAAAGCTGTTAATGTTGAGGTATTAGTAGTTTCAGCAGAACCTCCACTTGAATCTATATATTTTGTTGCTCCTCTAACTCTGTCAAATAATCTATGACCAATTGCTGCACCATCTCTACGCTTTATCCAGACCCAATCTGGAGCAAATCCAACCCCAGTTAAAGAAAAAGGTGAACCACTAGTTCCTGTTCCTGTATAAAGTTTATTATTAAAATAATCTGTTGATTTATTAATTGTTGTGTATGCCATTATGTATTTAATCCTTTTGTTGATAAAGCAGTATAGCCTGATGCAGGTTGATAATTGAATATAGATTTTCCATCTGTACCTGCATAACCACTACCAGAATTTGTTGCTACTGCTGTTGTTCCGAAGAAGCCATTACCGAAGTTTGCTTCTGCCTTACTGTTAGTTCCATAAGGAGAAAGAGAAGCAAAGTATGTTGAGTTAGCAACTGGCATAGTAAAAGCACCAGTCTTACTTGAACCACTTGTAGGCACTCCACTATTTAACATAACTCCATTTTTAGCATAATATAAAGCTTCGTTGTCCATATCTAGATAACAAGAAATAATATCTCCTGCTGTATAAGCTCCTATATTAGTAATAGAACCTAGTCTTTGTACTTCTCCATTGCTCTTATAACCTATTCCATTTGCTGGCATTCCTGAAGCTGCTGTGGGAGTTGTAGTATTAGCAACTCCTATTACAGTATATTTTCCTGCTGAAGTGTCAGCACTAACTGTTTTAACTTCCCAATAATATTTTCCTTTTGTCATACCTAATGTTGAAACAGTTTTTACCCAAGAACCACTTGTTTGATTAACTGTGTTATTACCATTTGAATAAACATAATTTGTCGTACTTGGAATAAGTTGATTCCATGTAGCAAAGTTATTACTTGGATTATCTTGTGTTTTTGAAAGTGTACCTGCACCTAAAGTAAAATTATTACTATTAGTTGACTGGTCTGTAATTGTGTTTCCATCTTTTAAAATTGTAAATCCATTTGTGCCAAGTGTAAAACTAGGAGAAGTATTTATTTTCCATTCACCAGTTGTTGCATCTGTTGAACCAAATACTGTTGGTGCTAAAGCTGTGCCATCACAAAAATGAATATGCGACATTGAGCCATCATAAAAACCACCAGAACCACTTTCACTACCTATTCTATTTGGATATCCAGATTTATTAAAATATGAATTATGATTTTGTGATGGATAAGTTGCTGTTGATAAACTTGTTTCTTGAACACCATTAACATAAAGTTTTATTCTATTTGATGATGTTCCTTGTGTAGAATCATAAGCAACTACTATATGATACCAAGCATTTGTATCTCTAAATAATCTATTTGTTACAAGTTGTGAACTAAATGAACTACCAGTATAATCATAATATCTTAATGAATCACTAGCAAAAGCAATCATGCTATAATCATTACTTCCATCATTAGATGCAAAAAGATAATGTGAACCATTATCTAATAAACCTGACCTTTTTGTCCACCCACTCCATGTCCATTTTTGTCTATTACCATTACTTGATGGTGTTCTTGTTAAGTATGTACTAGCCATTAATTAAACTGTGCGCCTCCTGTTGCACCATAAGTTGATGCTAATGTAAATTGTCTATCAGCAGTTAGTCCTGCCGCATTTGTTGCTCTTATTGTAAATGTGTATGTAGCCTCAGTTGTTCCTGTTCCACCAAAATCTGATGTAGATATAACACCACTATTGTTAATTGTACAGTTTGCGTTTCCTGAACCAGTTAATCCTGTACCACTAACTTCTGCATAAGCATTTGCTCCAGTTGCAGATATAGTTGCTATTGTTCCAGAGAAGTTTCCTGCGAATGAACCTAAAGAACCTGCCGCAGTTTGCCAAGCTGGTGCATCTGCTACTGTTAAGACTGCACTTCCTGATCTTACAGCACTTCCATCTGGATTCTCTACTCTAATAAAATATGTTCCATCAACTGATTGTGTAAAGTTTGCTACAATAGTTGTTGCGTTTGTAAATGATACTGATGTTGCTTGTAATATAGCACCTGTATCTGATTTGATTATATCAACATAAGGAGTACTAACAAAACTTCCACCAGAAATAGTTATTGATGTTGCGTCATTAGTTATAATACTAGGACTTACACCAGAGAAAGTAGGATTACCACTTCCTAAAACACCAGAAGCTATACTTGCAGTTAAAATTTTACTTATTGCCATTTATTATTCCTTTGGATATTTATCTTTTATAATTTGTATATTAGCTTTCCAACTATCAATCCCATTATGAAATATATCGTCTAATTGATCTGCCATAGGTGGATATTCTTTTACTCTTTTTTCAATATATGCCATTTCTAGCATTTTATTTTTAATATTATTTTTTGAAATAGGTGTTGTTTCTTCTAACCATTCTATTTCACAAGTATCAATATCATTACCTCTTACAATATAAATTGCATTAGGATTTATTTTTAAAATTGCTTTTCCTATATCCATTATGCACCAACCTCAAATACTGTTATTGTCTCTTTTGCAGTAGATTGACCTAATCTAACTTCTCCACTCGTACTTCTAAAATAAACTTTATATGTTAATTGTGAAGTAGAACTTGGAGAATCTAATACACTCATAGTGCCACCTGTTATTATTCTAGCACCAGCCGCATAATGTTCTAAAAGTCCACCTGTTCCAGAAGCACCTAAATTAGTTGAATCTCTATAAATAGTTGCATACATATATCTTCCATCTGATTTATTATCTAACATACATTGAGCAATTACATAAACTTTGCTTGTTGTTGCAGATGGAGTAATATTAACAGTCACACTTGAAGCAACATAGCTAGTAGATGATGTGTTTTCTTCTCCAGTATGTGTTGCTGTCACAACTTGTAAAATTTTTCCACCACCACCTGCATCTGCAAAAGTTAAAACACCAGAACCATTTGTTTGTAAAAATTGTGAACTATTACCATCTGTTGTAGGCATAGTTAAAGTATAATTAGCATTAGCTGAATGTGGTGGACTTTTAATTTTTATACCATGAGTATTTTGAGAACAGTTAAGTTGTAAAGTTCCATCTGTTGTTCCATCTCCTTTAATTTGTAATCCTGCATTAGAAGAAGTAGAAACGAAGTTAGACATAGAATCAGTAATTTGAACTTCTCCTACTGTGCCTGTACTTGCTCCACCTAATACTCTATTAGCAGAAGCTAAATCTTGAATTTTGTCATAAGTGATTGCATCACTTTGTACTTTTGCTGTGCTTACTGCGTTATCAACAAGTTCAGAAGTATTAACTGACCCTGCTGGTGGATTATTAGTTTCAACTGCTTTACCAATAAATACACAATACATTGTATCAGAACCTGCTGTTGCCTGACTTAAAGTTAATGCTGTTCCTGTTGCTGTGTAGGCATAACTACTTCCAGGTTCTTGTCTAACATTATTTATAAACAATGCTATTTCAACTTCATTAGATACACTTTGATCTAAAGTGTAAGATGCTGTAGCACTTGTTGAAAAATGTTGAACAGCAAAGTTCACATATTTTAATGCTGGTGTATTACCTACATAACTCATTTATTTTTTCCTATGCACTAATTGCATCAACCATAGAAACATAAGCATCTAAAGATGAAGCAGTATTTGATTTAACTTTTAAAACATCTGTACTTTGTAATACAACTTTTGCACCACCATCAATAACTTGTAATGATGAACCTGTTGGAATGGGTGCGTCTTTTACTAAATAAACATCATCTGAACCTACTGTAATATAACAATCAACACTTATAGGTGCTGTTGCAACATTTGATAATGATATACCTATAATAGTATCATTTGAGTTTGCAGTATGAACAGTTGCTACTGATGTACCTACATTATTACTTACATATCTTTTAAAATCTTGTGCCATTTATTCTCCTTATAAAGCTATTGACATTGCTATTGCGAATCCTGCAGTGACTCCTGCTGATGTAGATACGAAACCTAAATTTCCACTTCCATCAGTTTTTATTACTTGATTAGCTGAACCATCTGCAGTTGGTAAAACAAAAGTTGTATTTGAGCCTAAAGTTGTTGCTGATTTTAATGCAACATAATTTGAACCACTATCTGTATCTTCTAAAAATCTTATTTCTCCTGATTGAGTAGAACCACCACCTACTGAAACATGTCCTGCTGGTGCGATAGCTACTGAACCATTCGCTAAAGTCATTACAGTATTTGTAGCAGAAGTTGCTATTCCTGCAATCGTACCTGTTGAGTCAATAAAATTAACTGTATTATTAGATTGATTAAAAGTTGCTAATTGAATCCAACCACTATTTGCGGCATTACGCATATACCAAAAGTTATTACCAGTATCGTACCACATTTGAAAAGCATAAGTTGTACTTGGCGAAGAACCATTTGAGTTATTTGAAACAATAGCTGATAACACATTATTTAAATCCGATCTGAAAGATGGGAATGATTGGTTATCTATGATATAATCGTGAGTTGCCATAATTTTATATAAATCCTTTGTGTTGCTTTATCATAACTTTATTAAATAATCAATAACATTTTTAGAAACCTTTGGCAATAAAATCAAAAGTTCTTGATACTCCTGAACTACTTGAATTAACAAAAGCTACATCAAATCCTGTATTAGTCTTATTTGTTATTGTATAAGTATCTCCTGAACTTAAATTTTGTACTGCAAAACCTAAAGCTGGTACAGTTAAATATGCCTGTGTGTAAGTGACTGATTTAGTTCCAGTTCCTGATACAATATTATTACCTGATTCAATTCTATCTTCCATATCTAAAGTGACAGATAATGCAGTCACGACTGGTGTAGCACTACCATCAATAGATGTTAGTTTTAATCTAAATTTATAATATCTTGCAAGATAATCTCCTACAACAAAATCTTGGAAAGCAGTAAAATTAACATTATCTGTTGATATTGCTATTTGTAATTCAGATGAACAATTAACTTCTGCATCTCCATCAAATAATCCTGCTCTAGCATCAAAGTTTCCTGATACAGTATCAAACAAATCATCTATGTTTATACTAGATTGAGTTATACTCGCTGATATAGTTGTTTTAACTCTTGAACCTACATCAACAACATTATCAAAATTATAAAATCCTTCTTTTGCTAAATTACCACTTGTTGTTCCTGAATCAAAATTTCTTGTTGTATAAATGTCAAAGTTTCCTACACCAGAATCAAATAGTTGTGTGTCAGCTAAACTTACAGCATTTACAGTACTATAATTTTTTGAAACTAAAACATTATCTTTAACACCAGTAAAGTTTGGATTTTGTGTTGAACTTGTGACAAAATTAAAATTTCCGATAGTATCAACTGCAACATAAACAACGGTAGCATTAACACTTGGTAATCCTAATTTATCTCTAGCTTTAATTAAGTAAGCACCTGTCTTTGCTGGTACTACAACTGATGTAGCTGGTCTTGAAACCTTTTTAACAATAGGTATTGAATTAGACCATAAGGCACTACCAGTTGTATTTTGGTATCTTAATTCATAATAACTTAAATCCAAAACATCAACAGCAGTCCAACTTAAAAAAGCATCTAGCCCTACAATATTACAAGAAAAGTCAGTCACATCAGGTGGTGGATCAGATAATCCAACAACAGTATGATCTGCACTTATAGTTGAAGAATTAACCCCATAAATATTTACACCTCTTGCTCTTACTTGATAAGTTGCTCTATCAATTACATTTAAAAATTCAAATTTTGTTCTAGCACCTCTACCTATT